TTACACCATTGCTTCAAATATTTTAACGGTGCTTAATTCGTCTCTCAGTCTTAATTCTTTTACAATATGAGCGTAATATTTCGTTGTTGTTTGAATATCACTGTGTCCTAATCTTTCGCTTACATAATAAATTGATACTTTTTGATAAAGTAAAATACTAGCGTGTGTATGTCTTAATCCATGCACAGAAATGGGATCAATTTTTAAATCATTTAAAACCTTTTTTAAATCTTTGTTAACTGTAGTATTGCTTAGTACTTTATATTTAGATGATGGACTATAAAAAACTAATTTATGAATGTTAATTGGTGTGGACTCAAATAGTTTTTCAAATACTGACATTGTCTTATGATCCATTTTAATTTTTCTAATGGATTGTTCATTTTTTGTTGGTCCGAAACCTTCTGGCATTTTACTGGTGTAACCCCATGTTTTATCGATGTTAATTTCATTTGTTTTAAAATTAAAATCAGAACGGGTTAATCCGACCATTTCTGCAAATCGCATTCCGGTTGTGAGACCTAACAGTAAAAGATAATATCCTAATCCACGATCAAGGCGGTTATATAGTTCTTTTAGCAACACTTGGCTTTCTTGATAATCAAGATGCTTTTCCTCAGCTTTTTTAGCTGGTATATTACCAGTAATAACTACATTTCTTGTAAAATCCACCTTTATTATACCTTCGTCAATAGCATCTCTAACACAAGCTCTAATATGTGTATTTACTTTCCTAGTGGATTCTTTTGCATGATTTTCTCCGTAAGAGTTAATAAACCTTTGATATTGCCGTTTATTTATTTCCTGAATGGAAATACCTTTAAAATAATTATCGATTGTTTTAAGTGTGTTTTTATAGCGTGTAAACGTATTGTTAGTAATGTTCATTTTGTAAGTATTCATCCACTTCAAAAAAAAATCTGCAAATTCATGTTTTTGGTTAAATGAAGTTATTCCACTTCTTAAATCATTCTCCACTTCAGAAGCAGCAATTTGGGCTTCCTTTTTTGTTTTGAATCCGCCTTTTCGTATAGGTTTTGATTTACCATCTACCATCCTGCTAATTGTGTACTGCCACGTTTTACCCCTTTTTGTAAAACTAGCCATCTTTTCACCTCCTTATGATGAGACATCTAATGGATCAAAATATAATTTTTGTCCATCTACTAAAATGTAAAGACCGTATTTTTCTTTATAACGATCTAAAGAGGACTGTAAGAAATCTTCTGTGACTTGTAAATGTTCGGCTAATTCAAACCTGTTTGTAATTCCTTCTTTTTTAGCTGAAATTAGTTTGTCTAATGGAATCAATCTTTCATAAGCCCACCTACGTGCTCTTAGTTCCTGCTTCCGATTTTCAAATGAAGTTTGATCCAATATATCGCCAGCCGTTGTATAATAATGTCCTAATTCTTCTGCAAGAATACAACTTCTTTCAACTGTATTTTTTATTTTTTTATTTAACCAGATTACATTATTAGCATATAATCCCTTGATCTTCCCTGGAAGTGATCTCTCTTGTAGTTCCACATTGTTTTTTTCACATTCTAGTAGTAAAGACTCGTACATGTATCTACTCCTTGTTTCTACGTGATCTTACATAAGCTTTGAAATTTTCTATTTCCTTAAGTTCTTCTTCTGTCCATTCATCTCCATCATGATGCGCTGCTATAGTTAATGGTTCTTCTTTAGACCCTAAACCAATTAAATAATCTGCACTTACATTAAAGTAATCAGCAAGAATTCTTACCACTTCCATTTTAGGATCAGCATTACCGGTCTCGTATCTAGAAAGCATACTTTTGCTGATGTTAGAATCATATTTTTTATTTATTTCTATAGATAGTTCGTTTAAACTCATTTTTCCTCGAAGTTCTTTTAACCTTTCTCCAAACACGTTCATTCGTTTATTCTCTCCTATTCGATATTCCTTGTATGGGAATATTTTATAATAATAGTTCCTTAAATGCAACAAATTATCAAAAAATAATTCCGAAAAAGGAACGTTTTTGTTGACATGGGAATTTATATGTTTTATAGTAAGGATGTTCCTAAAACGGAACGGCAGGAGGTGAGAATGTTGGATACAAGAAACAGACAGCCTTACAAGAAGATTAAAGCCTTCCTAGTTGAAAATGATTTAAGTCATAAAGATGTCGCTAAACTATTAGAAATAACACCAAATACAGTTAGTAAAAAGTTAAATGGTTTTGGTGGTGATTTCACACTGGAAGATGCAAAAGCTATGCATTCAGAACTAGGCGTACCTATCGCTTATTTTTTTGAACCAATCGTTCCTAAAAAGGAACGTAAGTTAATTTCATAATGGAGGTGAGTGTGTGCAACAGTTACAAGTTTCATTATCCATTCCGGTTCCAGAAGATATGATCCTCATTCAAAAAGTTGAATTTGAAGAAATGAGAGCAAACGGATTAAAGGGAGTTTATTGGAACATGAAAGACTTAGAGCAAAGAACCACTCGAAAAAGTGAGTGGATAAAGGAAAACATTTTGTATCCAAGTCGGTTCCGTAAAATACTTGATGCTGAGCATGGGGGATTTGTTTTTTATCCAAAAGCAAAAGGTCAAACTTGGGTGTTCCAAGCTTCCAAGATGGCGGAGTTTCTAGAAAAATACTTCGCAAATATATTCGCTTGAAAAATAATACAATCCAAAGCGCTGTGAACCGAGCCAATGACGGTTAATGATGAGATTAATAGCTTAGTAGACGGTAGCAACGTCAATAGAGGAGAAGGAGAAACAAAATGAATATATCTAAGTTCAGACTCGAAGGCGATGATGAAGCTCTGAAGAAGGTTGAAGAATTGATAAGGCAATTAGATATAGCTAGATCCCTGGTAAAGGACCTAGCTGAAATAAAAATTACAATACTTGATACACGAAAAAAAGAAATCAACGAGTATATAAATGAACTTAGAAATGACTTTATAAGAACTTATGGTTACGAGCCTTTACAACTGTATCTGGCAGCGGAAGGCAACTCTCATAGTATTCGTATGATTTTAAATAAAATTTGAAAATTTTTCTTGATGTCCTAATTCTTAAGATGTTTTTTTCTGATTGTATATCCTTCTTATCATTAGTTCGGAATAATAAAAAACCACGAACAGCAGAGTGAGCTGGAATATTAACAATTGGATTTAGTATGGAGTTATCGACATTAAAGTGCATTTGCTTAGTAACGCCGGAAAATGCAGTTAAACCATTGATTTCTTCTTTACCATCATCTGTAGTTACTGTATATTTTCCTCCGGTTTGAGTATAAGAGTTCAAAATCAACTTGTTATTTAAGGTAAATTCAATAATTGAAATTGGAGCTTCGCTTCTATTAGAGATTATTACATCAAAAATAGCACGGTAATCATCTTGCCAATAAACATCAGGATTTTCAGTATCTACTCTATCAGGTTTAAATACTGAGGAAGAGCGTGAGTTTATTTGCTCAAATTTTATATTCGGTTTTTTGCTTCTATAGTTCAAATAAGCAATAAAACAGGTTACTGAAGCTGTTATATATGTAGCAATTGATAACCAAATAGAAATATTCACAATATCACCTCCTCGTATTTCAAGTTCTGTCAATAGACAAGACTATTGTATCAAATGGAAGTGATAGGAAATAGACAAATTTGAGAGGAGAAACGAAATGGATTTAACAGTAATTAATCATAATAATCAACGTGTTTTAACTACAACACAATTAGCAGAAGCATATGAAACAACAGCAAAAACTTTAAGTAAGAATTTTGAACGTAATAAAGATCGCTATAAACCTAGTAAACATTTTATAAAGCTTGAAGGTGAAGATTTAAAACATTTCAAAGCATCACGTCAAAATGACGACAACCTTAAATTCGCACCTTTTATCTATCTCTGGACAGAAAAAGGAGCATGGTTGCACGCAAAATCATTAAACACAGATTCTGCATGGGATGCTTACGAGAAACTTGTGGATGAATATTATTCGGTAGTGAAAGTCTTATCCGAAAGAGAACAACTTATAGCATCCATGAAACTGTCATTAGAAACAGCAGAAGAGATTAACCATATCAAGAATGACTTAGATTTAGTAAAGCACCAGGTAAGTGAGGAATTAACTCTTAACCATGGACAACAGCAGTCGTTACACCATGAAATCAAGAAACGTGTTGAATCAATCAAAAATGACTATGAAATGACAAGCAGAGAAATATATTCACAGATACATAGTCATCTTAGAAGAGCGTTTGCTGCACCTAAATATGTATTTGTAAAAAGAAAAGACTTTGAAGAAGCCATTTCATGGGTGAAGACATGGAGACCATTAATTTAAGGAGGAATTGAAATTGAAGCAGCCATTACAGAAATTCGAATTTGCAACATCCATACTAAGATTCGCTAAAGCTCATGACATACCTACGGAAACAGTAAAAGAAGCTATTGAATTATTGCACAGAGATATATGTCCGAAAAAGGAACCAATGATTCTTAAGGTACCACCCATTAACCGAAAAAGAGGGAGTTGGCTGTAATGAAAATCAAACCAGCTGAATGGTTAAAGCTTAATTCAGAAGAAAAGCAAAATCTACTTAAGGCTAAGAAGGGTGTGAAGTAAATGGATTACTACTTAAAAGCAAGTCGATTAATCGGTGAAATACAACAATTAGCAGTATTGGTTCATTTGCAGACGGAAATGGGTTGTGAATTAAGATTTGCTTCTCATGTTGACCTAGTTGAATTTCATTTTGCTCCAAATGAAGAAATGTTTGCTAAGCGTTTTGGCGAATTACCACCAGAACAACTAATAGTAACAGAGTTTTATGTTGGATTAGATTGGAATGATACTGAATTAAAACAGCAAAAAACTTTAAAGAAACTAATGAAGATTAAAAGGATGCTTGTAAATTCATTGAAAGAAAAATGTATCGATTATGGCAAATTGGATTACACGATTGAAACTATCGAGTATAAGCAGTATGTAATATAACCGACAAAAGTCGGTACTCTTTTTACACAAGTTGCAAAATTTGATGATGGAAAGTTGTTCTATTGAAAGGTGGTGATACATATGGACATCAAAACGTTGGAATACATGGAAGAACGAACAGGAAAAGCCAGAACGCTTGTTAACCGCATTGAATCTTTGAACATTAGGTTAAAAAACATAGATTCTGCACTTGTAAAAGAAATTTCTTTGCTCAGTGATTATTCTTATAAAATTGCAGGTCTTGAAGGTACTGAATTGATGAAAGATATAAAAAATCATGTCATCGAAGCAATTAACCGTGAAATAAAGCGATTGGAATTAGAACTTAATGAATTATAAGGAGGTGAGCATATGCAAGCAGTTAAATATCGAGCAAAAGTGTTCAAATCCAACAAATGGATATACAGACAGCCTTTTCATATAAGAGGAACTTGGTACATGTACAACTCATTGTGGGATATGGTTCGAATCGATAATAGAACGATTAGTCAATATACAGAACAGAATGATGTAAATCACAAAGAAATATATGGAGGAGACATAGTAGCACGAACAGTGTTGGCATTTGGAGATCAAAGAACATTTATTGGCGAAGTGAAAATGTATGAAGGTTGTTGGTGGATAGATAATGGTACAACAGCTATTCCACTATGGAATGAATTCCATGAGCTAAAAGTTTTAGGTAATATCCACGATAATCCTGAACTATTAGAAAGGGGTGAATAAGCATGAGCCAAGAAGTTATCAACGCAATATTTGACGGTGATCTACATACAAGGCTTAAAAATGTAGAGTTCTCCACTAGTCCACGAGAAGTAATCACAGTAGGCGAAATGATGGAAGGGGTTGAGTGAAATGAAAGCAGCGGAAATGAGAAAGAAATCTAAAGCTAATAGTTATAAGGCAGCAATTTCAATGCAAGATCAATTTATTAACCAAGCTGATACACAAATTGAAGGAAGAGCAAGTCAAGGTTATTTCGATGCTCAAATACAAGTAGTTAGTAACCCTATTTGGAAAGATTATAACCTTACTGAAACAGTAATCAAACACTATACAGATTTAGGATTTCAAGTTGAAGTAAAACCATATGTACTTTCATTAAAATTTATAATTTCTTGGGCGGAAGGTGATGGAACATATGCAGCCGATTGAACATCCTATGATAACTCGAATAAATGCCACTGGTTATCCATCAAAAGATATCGAGCCGCAGGAAGAACCAGATACAAAAGAAGTTGCTTGTAAGGATGTTTATGGAAATGTGGTTTTGGTTGGTGAAAACATTTGGATCCATGGCGGTGAAGTTATTAAAGATGATAGCTTAGAAGATTACTTGATTGAAGTTTTAGGTTTTGAAAATAAGAATGCAGAAATGGAGGACGAGCTATGAAACAAGGTAAGAATCCAACTAAAAAGCAAAAGATACACATTAAAAGTTACGGGTTAAATCCTGATAATTGGTTGATTTATAAGAATGCTGGTGATCAAGTTTCATTGGTTCATAGATTAACAGGGACGACAAGAAAAATCCCAAAATAAAAGACCCGTGTTGGCGCACGAGTCAAGCGACTTTCAAACAAATAGTTAAGTACATGATAGGACATATCGTTTTAAAAATCAAGGGGAGGTTTGGAAATGTCCATAAATTCTAACGCTGTATCCACAAAGAGCATGAATAGGAATGAGTGGCTTTTAGAGCGTACGAAGGGCATTGGTGGTAGTGATGCCGGAATCATTCTTGGTTTAAATAAATACCGCACTAAATTTGAATTGTGGTTAGAGAAAACAGGACAGGTTGATCCTGAAGAAGTTGATAATGAAGCTGTTTATTGGGGCAATCAAATGGAGGATGTCGTAGCAAAAGAATTTGAACGGAGAACTGGAAAGAAAGTTCGTCGTGCGAATTATATGTTTAGTCACCCTGATTATCCTTATATAAAGGCCAACTTAGACAGAATGGTTGTTGGAGAATCGGCGCTCTTAGAGTGTAAAACTGCTTCCGCCTATCTAATGAAAGAATGGAAAGGCGATGAAATTCCAGAATCATATTTAGTCCAAGTTCAACATTATCTAGGTGTTACTGGAAAAGAAAAAGGATATATAGCTGTCTTGATTGGTGGCAATAAGTTTATTTGGAAAGAAATTGAGCGAGACGAAGAACTAATAAACATTATTTTCGAAGCTGAAAAACATTTTTGGGAGTATCACGTTTTAGGAGGGATTGCTCCTGAGTTGGATGGTTCAAGTGCAGCTGAGAAATATATTAAAGAACGATATGAGAAGGCAGAAAAAGAAAAGGAAACCATTCTTTCAGCAAATTCTATTGAACTATTAAATAACTATGCCTTGATTAAGGATAACGAAAAGTTAGTGCTTGCTGCTAAGAGAGAAATTGAAAATAAGTTAAAGGCTGAGTTAAAAGATGCTGAGATAGCAGTCACGGATAATCATTTAATTACTTGGAAATATGAAGTTCAAAACAGAGTAGATACAGCTAAACTACAGGAACAATTTCCTGATGTATATAAGCAAGTTTTAAAAGAAATTTCTCTAAGAAAATTTAAGGTGAAGGAGCTAGATAATTAATGGCAACTAATCAAGGGTTAAAAAATCAATTATCCAATCAAGGGAATGCTACTACTCAGGTTTCAGCACAAAATTTAGGACTTAAATCTTTACTAAATACACCAACTATGCAAAAGAAGTTTGAACAAGTATTGGATAAAAAAGCACCACAGTTTATGTCTTCACTGCTGAATCTTTATAACGGTGATACTTATTTGCAAAAGGCTACTCCAATGTCTGTTGTAACATCTGCACTAGTTGCAGCCACTTTAGACTTACCAGTTGATAAAAACTTAGGGTATGCGTGGATTGTTCCTTACAATGGTACAGCGCAATTCCAGCTAGGTTACAAAGGCTATATTCAATTGGCACTAAGAACAGGACAGTATAAATCAATCAATGTTATTGAGGTTCACGAAGGCGAATTAGTCAGCTGGAACCGTCTTACTGAAGAATTGGAACTAAATCTTGATGGGGCAACTTCTGACAAGGTAATTGGGTACTGTGGATTCTTCCGTTTAACGAATGGTTTTGAAAAGATAGTGTACTGGTCCAGAAAACAGATTGAAGATCATAAGAAGAAATTCAGTAAATCTGATTTCGGATGGAAAAAGGACTTTGATGCAATGGCTAAAAAGACAGTGCTTAGAAACATGCTGAGCAAGTGGGGAATCTTGTCTATTGAAATGCAAAGCGCGGTTGATAGTGATGAAAAAGAATTTCGGGACATCAAAGATATAACAGACGATCAAGAAAATATGCCAGAAATTATTGATTATCATGAAGAAATTCAAAGTGATAAACCGCCATTTGACCCTAATCAAGAAGTGAATTTTGACTAATGAACATAATCCCGGACAAAGTACCAACAAACGTGGTTTTGCCGGAATGGATTTGGGAGCAAGCGAACGATAAGGAGGAGTTGCAGCGGTTGATTTTACAATACATCAATCGTTGCTATCCAGGATATCGAGTTAAGAAAGTATTAAATGGAATGGCAATTTGCTTTAGGAAGTAGGTGAGACAATGCCCGAAACCTTTTATTTTCCGGTACACATGGGACTCCTTTCACCTCAGCATAAAGAAAATATAGGTAACGCCTTATGGGAGTTTCTCTGGATGATCGCTAAGACCACAAAAGAAGTAAAGAGTGATGATGGAGAGACTTGGGGCATTGTTCTTGGTGGAAAACCTATTAAGCTATCTGAAATCGCTGAGGATTTAGGGAGTAGTGAACGGACTATTCAAAGAAATATCGGAAGACTTAAAGACTATGGCTATATTCACTCAGTAAAAGCACCTTACGGAGATATTTTTAAAGTGAAAAATTCTAAGAAGTTTTATAAAAAGAGACATGACAAATCTGTCGTGTCTGACCAAGAGAGAGACGACAAATCTGGCATGTCTCTAAAGGAGAGACACGACAAATGTGGCATGTCTGAACCGAGAGACACGACAGATTTGGTAGAGAGAGACGACAAAAGTGTCGTGTCTAATAAGATAAAGAAAGATATAAAAGTTATTGATATAAAACAACAACAAGATATAAAAGAGAACGAGGTTGATGTTATGGAAAATAATCCAGTTTTAGAATATGAAAAAAACTTTGGCTTTCCATCACAAATTTTAATTCAAGAATTTAATTTTTGGATAGATAGTGAGGAATCATTTTTTCAAGAACCAGAAGCAATTATTTGTGAAGTGATTAAACAGGCTGGAAAACAAGCTCCTAGAAATCCGAGTAGTTATGTAAAAGCCATAATTAAGAAATATCATGACATGCAGCTATTCACTTTAGAAGCAGTCCAAGAGTATAACCGGAAGTTTGAAGAAAAACGAAATGGCGGTGATATAGGTGGCAACAGATATAAAACAGATTCTGCAGCAACTTCAAGCACGAGCCAAACCAATCCAAACGGAACTCCCGTTGGGCGTGTCAGAAGAAAACAAGTATAAATGCTCTATTTGCAAAGATAAGCGAATTGTCATTTATCGAGTCCATAAGGATACGGAATGGAAAGAAGATTTTATTAAGGTGAATGGAAATGTTGAAAGCCGATTGGTACCAGATGAAATGGTGTTAGAAGATGATTTTTTAGCTGGCAAGGTATGTGGACCTGATGAGGCTTGGCAATGGCGAGATACTTACTCGAAAAAATGCAACTGTGTTCAATCTGTTAAGACAAATAGAATCCTAAAGTCGAGTGAGATAACAGAAGCATTTAAAAGCAAGGGATTCAAGACTTTTATTACTGAAGGCAAACCACAGGTTATTAAAGATGCATTTGATTGTGCAGTTGAATATTACCAATCGTTCCGAGATATACGATTTACAGAACGGAACAGTATGGCTCTTTTAGGGAATCCTGGTGCTGGTAAAACACATCTACTAACTGCCTTGTGTAACAACTTAATGTCCAAAAGACAAATACCAATATTGTACTTTCCTTATGTCGAAGGGTTTACGGATTTGAAGGATGATTTTAATAAGTTACAAGCTAAATTAGATCGGATGAAGAAAATCGAAGTTCTGTTCATAGATGATTTGTTTAAGCCTATTATGGTTCAGACAAAACAAGGAAAGGTCAAAAAACCAAGAGCGACAGAATGGCAAGTAGAAATGACTTATGAAGTAATCAATTATCGATATAACAATATGTTACCTTTTCTTATCTCTTCTGAATTGAATACAAGTGAGTTAAGAGAGATTGATCCAGCTCTTGCGGACAGAATCATTGAAAGGTGCAGCGACTTTACAGTGAATATCACAGGTATAGAAAAAGACTTGAATCATAGATTGCGAGGAATTGAGAATGTGTAATCTATGCAACGGAAAGAGAGTTATTCATGAATTTGAAGCATACGGAATTCGCTATATGCCTTGTCCTACTTGCCCGCCTATTCCAGAAAAAGAGTTCAATGCTGATTTAGATGCACTCAAAGAGCGAATCAAAGCATTTAAGAAGGAAATGAGCGCATTTGGCAGCTATGAAAAATCGAACATCACCGCATAATTATAAGCCGGACGGAAGGGCAAGAAGTGACAGGAAAATAACAGTTCTCGAAGATTGTAACTTTGAGTTTTATGAAAGTGACTTAAAAGAGATTTCTAAACAATTTAGAGATTACCGAGATATAGAACAAATTGCCAAAATGATGAATCGTGATCCAGATGAAATCATACTGGCAGTCATTCATCTAGCGAAAAGCAAGAAATTAAAACAAGTGAATAGGAGGAAGAAAAAATGAAGTGCTGTTATCCAAATTGCAATCAAGATGCAAGCAGTACTTGGGCGCTCGTTCCATTGTGTGTCCATCATCATAAATCCATCGAAGAAGAGACGGACAAGTATTACAACTTTGACAGATCTAAACGCATTCCGTATGAACAACGAGATAACTACTTAAACATCGCAAGCCAAATACCATGGAGCAGAAAGGAATGGGAAATTTGATATCATTCACAGTTTTTGGAGAACCAGTAGCACAAGGGAGACCACGTTTTAGTAATCATAGCGGCTTCACAAGAGCCTATGATCCTAAGAAATCAAAGGATTTTAAGCAATATGTAAAATTAGTTGCTGCCGAACATAGACCACCTGCTCTTTTAGAAGGCCCGTTGTTGCTAGAAGTTAAGGTGTTCAAACCTACTTTAAAGAGTTTCAGCAAAAAGAAGGCAGCAGCTGCCGAAAGTGGCGTATTACGTCCAGTCACAAAACCGGATGTTGATAACTATGTGAAAGGCATTAAAGACGCTCTTAAGCAAATCATTTGGAATGATGATAGCCAAGTAGTCGATTTACACGTTAGCAAATGGTATTCACAGACTCCTAGAATCGAAGTAACTGTATCGGAAGTGAAGGCTCATGAACCCAGTTATCATCAGACGACAGCGGAAATATGAAGCTGTACAAGCGATTAATGATCTTGTAAGTCGAGGATATGAAATTACTTATCCCCTTACTGAAATTAAGAAGGATGGAAAAGTATTTGACCGAGATAGTTACAATAGAAAAATCTTTGTTCAAAACACACATAGTAGTTGCTGGATAGCCAAATTAAGAAAAGTGGAAGGTCAATAGGAATGACATTAGAACAAGAGAAAGACGATTTAAAAGCAAAACTTATTAATCTAGGATATTTCAAAACTCCTGATGGAAAGCAGCTGTATGAACTTACATATGAGGAGCTTGAAAAAATATATAACCAATTAAAAGGAGCGAATTAATTATGCCAAAAGTACAACTTAATCAAAAGGAACAACATTACGCAGATACTCGTGAAGAAGCAGAAGAAATTGTTACTAATGCTAAGGAAAATGATCATCTCCAAATGCACAAGATTACTGAGAAATACAACAAATACGGTCAATATTTCTTAATCGATTTAACTTATGCTTACCAAACTCCTAAAGAAGTAATGGAAAGCCGTCCACAAAAGGATGATACTCCAGAAGGTCAAATGAGTATTGATGATCATGAGGGCATTGAGTATTCACTTGATAAAGAAGGAAACGTTAACGTTCCAAGTGACCAAATATCAATGGATGAACTGAATGAGGACGAAAAAGAATTAGATTAATAGCTTCACTCTCCTTCCTTCGGGAGGGAGAGCAATATAAGGATATTAAAACCATCTTCTAATACGGAACGGAGTACTAGGTCCTAAATAAGGAGAATAAGTTTGTGTTCCTGGTGGTCTTGGAGAGATTTGGTAATATTGATTTCCAATCATGTAATGATAGGGAGGATATCCTAACAATTGTTGGTTCCATGCTCCATAAGTGGGATTCGGAAAGTTTTGGTATATAGCACCATTAAGGCCGGTAATTATTGTTCGTTGCATTAACCTATACCTCCATAATTTTTGTTTTATTTTATGTTGAATATATTAAAGAGATGGTTGTCTAGTGATAAATGGGTTATTGCATTATTGAAAATCAAAAGGAGGAATCAAAATGAACCTACAAAAATTATTCGATACACAAAAAGTGCTGCGTGACAGAATCGGTTATGAAGGTGAAGATCGGTTTGAGAAATTAATATTAGCATTGCAAGTAGAGATTGGTGAATGTGCTAATGAATGGCGAGGGTTTAAATTCTGGAGTAAGGACCAGGAGCCACGAACACATAAAACAGTTCGCTGTCATGCTTGTGGTGGAACAGGAGGTTTTTTCATACAAACAGAAAAAAAGGAGGATTGCACATATTGTGACGGAACAGGTATCCAAGAAGAAAGCAATCCACTCCTTGAAGAATATGTGGACGGATTGCATTTTGTTTTGGAGATTGGATTAGAACATGGGATTGACGAATTAATTGAAGTTTTAGCAATTGATGATTTAAAACTATCAAGCATAACAAAGCAGTTTACACTTTTGTTCCAAACTAACTGGGATGTGTATGAGGAAGGTAATGGTGGATATTATCATGAAGGTCTTGAATTATACATCGGTCTAGGTGAAATGCTCGGCTTCACATGGGAGCAAATAGAAGAAGCTTATTACGCTAAAAATCAAGTGAACCACGAACGTCAAAATACAGGGTACTAAAATGAGCATAATAAGCCTGTTTGATATGAATGTATGCCTCATGTGTAACGGGACTGGAATGATTGGGAAAAAGGTTTGTCAGCATTGTAAAGGCTCTGGCGAACCACCTTTAAGGATTAAACGTAAGAGACCTAAAAAGGCATAATATGAGTTTTCTAATTGGCTTTTGGGTCAGTCAAGTATCTATATTTTTGATTATGTATTTGGGATATAGGCACCAGGAGAGAAAACATAGATAACTATTAGAAGTAAAGGAATGATGTTAGGAATGTTAGAAAACATTATATACGTTGTTTTAATAGCTATTTTATTATTTGGTATTGGCTATTTAATTTATGAAAAGTAGTAATCCATACGAAACTTATCCGCAGAAAGGAAGGGTGAAGGGAAATAATTCAAATATATTGTAATGATGAAAACTCAGTAAATAAATGGTTAGCTAGAAATCGAAATGTAGAAATAATTAACATCCAAATGTGCTTAACATCTGAATATGGAGAACATATTATGGTTGTTTATAAAACGAATGAAGATAAATAAAAAAAGCCAGGAATACTCTTCCCAGCATTAAATAAAACAACCTAAATAAATTATATCATGGGGGGAGTCGTCTTGAAACAAATGTCTTTTGTGCTTCCTGAGATAGATAGAAAATTAACGCAGCAGGCTGTGGAGGGCGAACTAGAGAAATATCGATTATTCAAGTATCTAGAATTTGAAGAAAAAGAAGCGAGTATTACTGCAAGTTCAGAACCTAGATACCATGGACCAACAAATCAGACAAGTGACCAGACTTCCAATATTGCTACATACAACGTAGAACAACAAACTTATAGACAAAACTTCATCAATCGAGTAGAAAGAGCTGTAGCAAGGTTGCCTAAAATGGAGAGATTCTTGATTGAAGAAAGGTACATGACCAATGAATCTGAATATATAACGGATTACAATGTTTATTGCTTTAAGTTTCAACCACCAATTAGTGCGGTAACTTATTCTAAGATTCGATGGAAAGCATTTTATCGGTTAGCTTTGAATTTAAATATAGCAGTTACTAGAGAATAAAGCCACATTAAATTGTGGCTTTATTCTAACCCAAAAAATTTCTTGATATCATCTTTATTCTTTAAGGAATATATCTCTTTATGTTTGAATTTTTTTAATGGTTGGGCTTCTGACCAAATAATCATATTTAATCGCTTCGTGTCAATTTCAAAAGCTACATAATCTAAACCCAATTTATAGCATTGGGAATAAGTTGTATGTGCTTTAGATGGAAAATTATATTTAAATTTGTCGTTATAAATTGGTTGGAAATATCTTATAAGGGCAGCTTCTGTAAAATTAATTTCTTGTTCAAATGATATTTTTTCATATCTTGTACGTGTATAATTAAAAAACTTCATAAATAACTCATGATTTTCTTGATTATCTACTTTAGGTGACATAAACATAAGCTCATTTCTAGTAAAACTCCACAATGTAATCCAAATTTCTTTATCAGGCGTATTTTCTGAGTATATTTTTTGCAAAGTCGAATGACTCAATAGTCTATCTTCAGCAGTGCGACTTCCTTCTTGTCCAAAAGATTGACCAATATAAATTACTTCTGATTCATCTGTGTATGCCCCTGTAATTATATTCCCCGTTGTATTAAATTCCTGAAGCATTAAAGAAGCATACCCTCCAAAAATTTTAGTTTGATCTTCAGTGACAACAAACATTTTATCATAAGGATAAACGCACTCAATCGCAAGGTTTTTTTCTTTAAAATAGTGGATGTAATTAAATTCAATTGTTTTAAAAGAGTCTCTATCTTGTATTTTACATTTACCCTTTAAGTGATTTTTAGTTAATTCAATTGATTCATGGTCAAAATATATACGTGGTCTTCTAACGATAAAATAAATATGAAAATCTGGTACAGCGTTAAATTGTTTTGAGATTTCTTCAAGTTCATATAGTTGTTGCTGTTTTAATACTAAAGTGAAGTCATCCACCATACTTAAACCAAAGGAACTGAAATCCAAAAAAACATCTCCTTGTATATTATTAATCTAAATATTTTACCATAGTAAATAAAATTTAAAAATATTCGCAAATTTATTTAAAGAGATTTTAAGAAATTAGGTAGTATCTATGTTAAATTTATATCATCAAGAAAATATTCAAAAAAGAACGTTCCTAGACTCATAGGAGCGTTTTTCTATTTTAATGAACAAATACTCTAGTAAGTTATTAAAATCAAAATTTCGGCTGTTTCTGTAAGTCTCAATACTATTTAAGAAGGTGATGATTATGAAACTTGAAAATCATCTGCGAACTGACAACTTAGAAAAGATAAATAAGATTAGGAAAGAGAAATTGTCTAAGCGTGATTTACGTGAATTGATGGGTACTAACAGGGATACATATAAGCGTGGTCGTGGTGGAGCAACGAGGAGGAAATGAAATTTTCCTATGTTAAAATATAATAAAAAACATAGGGAGTGGCACGATGATTGGGAAGAGATTGAGTGACATACAACGTAAATATAGATTTCATATATATACGAAATTCTTGAAAAAAGAATATATCAATGATTTATTAAATGGGAACATTTATATGAAAAACTTTGGTTTTTTTATAGACTTAGAGAATAAAACTAGGATCAAAGGGCAAGGGGATAAGTATGAAGTAGCACTTGTTGACAAATTACTTAATGTGCAATTATATGATCCAAAAACCAATATGTTAATGGGTACAGCTAAATCAGGGTACAAAGTTGAAAGATATGATGTAATGAGAAAAATTCCTATTTTTTGTGTTGCTTGTTTTAAATCAAATGATTTTGTCATAACAAAGGTTGACGAAGAAAGTATAAATGTCAAATTAGATATACCAGTTAAAGATCAAATTATGTTTGAAAATACATTTGGTCCTTATGCTGTAATACTCACTCCCGAATTTAAAGACCAAATGATACAGGCTTCTAACAGAGATGATTTAGGCTTAGTATTTGGTGATACTGATTATCAAGATTTAGAAGTACCTAGCAATTTGAGAAGAAAAGACTTTGAACAGGGATCAGATAATATATTTTTTTGGAAAGATAAATACTTTGATAATCAGAGAGAAACGAGATTTGTGCTTAAAAACAAAATTGTAGAAGACCACTATATAATGAAATTAGGGGAGTTAAGTAATAAAACAAAGGTACTTACAACAAAAGAACTTTTTACTGATACAGAATTAATAATACCTAAGTCTATGCTTGAAATTTAGATAGCTAAACATGGTCTTTTTATAATGGAGAATGAAAAAGACCCAACAAAGGGTCAAATAGTTTTCTTCATTCCACATTGCCGGCATTCACGAAGGAAAACATAATTCTTAACAGAACTTTTAAATTGAGCGTTGCCGCAGTTGTCGCAGATTCCAGCTCTTATATCTGGATAATCTTTGTAATCATAAATGATTGATGTGTCATAGCCTTTGTATTTATCATCTGACATTGTTATTCACCTGAATCTATAATTTAGTTTAACAGAAGATAATTATACAACGATATCAAGTAATAGCTATAGCGTTTTTTGTCGGTAAATGACGAACAATAGTATCTTGTACCTATTTTTCCTTTCTTTGATAATTAGGAGGAAAGGGGAGATTAAATGAGCGATAATATTTTCAAAGGAATAAAATTAAATGTTAAACCTATTGTACCACCAACCTTTGAACCACCAACTATTAGTCCAGAACTAGAAGCAGCATTGGAAGAGCAGTGGAAAGAAAAGGAGTTGGAAAAACAAAGAGTGATAGATTATCAGAATGAGTCTTTGGAATTGTTGAGAAGCATTAATGAAAATACAAAAGGTTTAGATGTTGTTGTTGAATTACTCAAAACAAATAATAAACAACAGGAAGAAGTATTAGGATTGATCACCGAGATACTTGCTATTAGTATAGGTGATACAGAGGAAGTTGTTGAAAGTACATATAGAAGTGTTATGAATAAAATAACATCAACAGTTGAAGATGTAGAAACCATACAAACTCTATTAGGATTTGCAAAAACAATATACTTTTTAGCAACTAACAGTTAGGCACCTATTTTAGGTGTCTTTTTATTTTGGAGAAAGAAGACTGCCGAAACAGTCTTCACCTTTTTTGTAATAATGATTGTATTTTAAAATGATGGTAAACAGAAAAGATTATTATACCAACGCTAAAAACACTGGATAATATAGTACTTAACATTAATCCCTTAGTAACGTTCTTATTCAACAAAAATTATCACCCTAACTTTTTTTCTTATTATGGTTCAGGTATTAATTTTTATTCTATAAATTCAACAACTTAATTTATCAAAGACTGAAAGGCATTCATTCATTTATTGATTGCTTTTTTATTTTGGAGAAAGAAGCATTATTCTAGAAAAAATATGAAAAATATCCAAAAAAATCTATTAAATCTATTTACAAATGTAATGCGGTATGGTATTATTAATATATAGAGGAGGTGAATAAATGAAAGAATGGCTGGCAAATTTAAAGTTAACAGATATCTCAATCATAATAGTAATGTTTGCAGGTATAACAACAATTGTGAAAAATCTGTTAGATATAATAGACAGATTCACAAAAAAGAGAGAAGAAAAAAAGAAAGTTTCTAAAAAAACAAAACAGAGAAAAAAGAAGCGTAAGTAAAAAACAAATAAGAAGAAAAGGAGGTGATAACCTCACTTCCTTTTCAAAAAAATAAAAATAGCCATTCTTTCAAAATGATTATGAAAAACATACTAAAATATTTTGATTGGTCAGTTATTATGTTAATGCTTTTTATAATAATCTTTGCTTTAGACTTTCAAGAAAGTCCATTGCTATCTTATAGCTTTGTTATAGTGTTTGTATTGGTAGTTATTACAAGTGTTATTCGTTATTATGTAAGTAAAAAAGCATAAAAAAAACGCTCCAAAAAAGGAGCGTAAGTAAAAAACAAATAAGAAGCTAATGCTTCTTATTTATAGTATAACTATTTGCAATATAAATAACAAGGAGTAGGAAAAAATGGGACTATCGCCTGAAATGAAAGAGTTAATAGCATCAGAAGTATTAACGAAACCGGAAGTCGTAGAACTTCTAGGATTGTCTAGGCAAGCTATATACAGTCACTTGAAAAAGGGAAACATAGTACCTTTTAAAGAAAGTGGTAATACTCAGTTATATTTTAAAGAAGATGTATTAAAGTTTAAAGAAACACTTGAAGAGAAAAGAAAGTTATACAGACCATATGATAATAAAACTGATTAAGCATTCACATTGTGAGTGCTTTTTTATTGAGAAAGAAGGATAAATTTATAGAAAAAATATCCTAAATAACCAAAAAATATCATTAATATCATTTACAATCGTAAATGATTATGTTATAATTAATATATAGAAAGGGGGGAGGAAGTGAACATGGAACAGCTTGAAATGTGGCTGAAAAACTTAGCTTGGGCGGTCGGAATTCTAACAGGTTTAGTAACAACCATCAAGAACATAAGCGACCTAAGAGATAAGAAAAAGAAGTCACAAAAAAAGAAAAAGCGACGGTCTCCGCAAAAGAAACGTCGCAAGTAAAGCATTGGAGAAGGGGAAAGCAATTTCCCTTTCTTCTAAATACAGTATACCATGTTCACCAGAAAATATGAAAAAATCCGATTCAATTCACATTTTGTTTTTTATGTTGTTTTTGTTTCACTTTGCTTCTCTTGACTATGGAAATATCACTAATATGGATATATTAACAAGTGTCTTGGCTTTTGTTTGGCTAATTATCTTGGTTATTAATATTATCCTTCGATGGAGAGTGAAGCATTATGACAAACATTAATATCCAGTCTGTAGAAGAATTAAAACAATTCTTAAATGAAGAAGTGATTACCACAGCAGAAGCAGCAAGTATCTTAGACTGTACAAGACAGAATATAAAACGTTTAGTGGATATCGGTAAGTTAACTCCAATAAGAGAATTGGATAGGGATCGATTATTCCTTAAGGCTGACATCATAAGTCGTAAAGAACAAATGAATATGAAAAAGAATTAGCGTCCATATTTGTGGATGCTTTTTTTGTGGAAAGAAAGGTGAGAGAGATGAATCAGCAGTATCTTAAAGTGTGTAAAGAAGTGGTTGAGAACAATGCCTAGAAAACCTATGAGACCTTGTGCAGAGATTGGCTGTGGAAATCTAACAGAGAAAACCTTCTGCAAAACCCACCAGAAAATTGGTGAGGAAAACCGTAGGAAATCCACACAAATTTACAACAGATATGGAAGAAATCCTGAGATTAATTCTTTCTATAAGTCACCAGATTGGAAACGACTTAGAGCTATAGCCTTTGAACGTGATAACGGACTATGCCAAAGGTGTTCTAAGAAAGGAATTTTAAAACCTGCTAACATTGTCCATCACATTGTGGAAGTAAAGGACGATTGGAATCAACGATTATCGCTATCAAACCTTGAATCTTTGTGCCATTCATGTCATAACGCACACCATAAAACAGCCCCCCGGGGGTAAAAAGTTACAAATCGAATGGCCAGGGAGCGAACCCGCCCCTTCCGTACACAAAAATCCGTTTATTCATATTTTTTTAAGGAGGTGAATGGACATGGCAGGGAGACCAAGACAGCCATTAGAGGTAATTAAAGGAAAAGGGCGTTCTAATCATCTAACAAAAGCGGAAATGAAGGCTCGGGAAGAACAAGAAAATGCTATTAGAGGTAGTACAGATAATATAGAAATTCCTTCTTATCTAACAAAAAAACAGAAAGAAGAATTTCAAAAAATATCGAATGAATTAATTAAATTAAAGATATTTAGTAACTTAGATGTGGACGGACTGGCTCGGTATATCGATAGTAGGAGTGAATATATAAAAATAACAAAGTTGTTAAGAAACTTAAAACCAGTTGAAATTGTAGATGGACAAAGGATTATAAACGATGCATATACAAAATTGCAGAAAACGAAAAATTTACTTTTTAATGAATGCAAAGGAGCAGCAAGTGAACTTGGTCTGTCCATTACATCTCGTTTAAAATTGGTTATTCCAAAACCCGAAGATGGAGAAAAGAAAAAATCATCCTTCGAACAAAAGTTTGGTGATATCTAATGCATAATGTTACAGCTGAACCAGGACTTAAAGCTAGACTGATTCTGTATAGTAAACAAATAGTAAACGGAGATATAGTCGCTTGTAAAAAGCACAAGTGGGCATGTCTCCGTTTTTTAAATGACCTGAAAAGGGAAGGAACAAAAAAATTCCCCTATGTATTTGACGAATCTCTAGGTGAGCGGTTCCTAGATTGGATGAGGTTATTTAAACACCGAAAAGGGGTTTTGGCAGGACGGCACATTGAACCCCATATCATCCAAGAATTTAACTTCGGTAATATATATGGATGGGTCCATAAAAAGACTAGGCTAAGAAGATTTAAAAAGGCATATTGGCAAGTAGGAAGGAAAAATGCTAAATCCCAATCACTTGGATGTTCAGGAAGTTATGAAGCTTCTGCTTTTGGTGAACCTTCGGCAGAGGTATATTGTGCTGCTACGAAAAAAGACCAAGCGAAAATTGTTTGGGAAGAAATCGAAGCAATGATAATGGGCAATGAGTTTCTCCGTGATAAATTCAAGGTTGCTTATGGAATTATTACTCATATAAAGAGTGGTTCTATTATTAAATCATTAAGTAAAGAAGACCGTAAAACAGGCGATGGAACGAATCCAAGCGCCTTTTTTGTCGATGAATACCATGCCCATGATACAACTGAAATTTACGATATTGGCGATTCTGGTATGGGTGCGAGACAGCAGCCGTTACTTATGATTATCACTACAGCAGGTTTTGATTTAAACAAACCATGTTACAGAGTTGAGTATAAATATGTTTCACGTATCTTAGACCCATACGATCCAACTGAAAATGATGAATATTTCATAATGATTAATGAGTTAGATAAAGGTGATGACATAAAAGAAGAAAAGAACTGGCCAAAAGCAAATCCTATTCTTTGTTCTTATGAAGCTGGAATGGATTATATAAGAAGACAATTAAAAGCTGCACTTGATGTTCCTGAAAAGATGCGCAATTTCTTAACGAAGAACATGAATATTTGGGTAGATGCAAAAGATAATGGATACATGGACATGTCTAAATGGGCTAAGTGTAAATCAAAAGTTGAAGAAGTAAAAATGGATTTACGACAATTCCCTGTTTGGATTGGAAGTGACCTTTCTGCCACAACGGATTTAACGAGTTTAGGTAAAGTGTTTACATTACCCAATAATAAATTTGTAATTAAACAGCATTCTTTCATGCCTGAAGATAAGCTATACGAACGAATTAAATCAGACCGTGTTCCATTTGATGCGTGGGAGAGAGAAGGATATTTAACTACTACGCCTGGTAGTATTGTAGATTATAGTTTTGTAGAACAAAAGATAGTAAATTGGAGAGAAGAAGGATATAAAATACAAGAGATTGATTATGACAAATGGAATGCTTCTCATTTTGCGCAAAACCTTGATTTGCTCGGTTTTACTACAGTAGAGATACCACAGATGCTTAGACATCTTTCACTACCCACTAAAGACTTTAGAAAAATGGTTTTTGCGGGGAATATTATTCATTTTGATGATCCATTATTGGCATGGGCAATTGGTAACGCCATAACAAAAATGGATGCCCAAGAAAATATTATGTTAGATAAATCAAAATCAATAGAACGTATTGATCCAATAGCTGCCATAATTAACGCTTTTTCAAGAGCAATGAGTGGACAATCAGAAGATTTAAGCAGTCATTTCTTAAACAATTGGAGCATGTAGGAGGGGTATAGTGGCTAAAGCTATTAAGAAATTTTTTATATTGTTTTTTACGGTATTCTTCACCCAATGGTTGGAGGATTTTTTTATTTTTACAGGGGCAGTAATCATTATTGTTAACACATATTTAATAACAATTGTGGAAGGAAACATCCTTGCAGGTAACTATCTTTTAGGATTTGTCCTCATCATCACAGGAATAGTAATAGCCAAGCGATAGAAAGGAGGTGAGATTGTGATTTTTCGAAGTGCTCTGGCTGCCAAGAATGAAACAACGGACTTAAAAGATCCTGCCCCTTGGTTTTTGAAGATGTTTGGTCATCAAGCATCTAGTGGTGAAACAGTCACGGTGAATTCTGCTTTGGGAGTTCCAGCTGTTTACGCTTGTGTAAACATATTAGCAAATGGTATTGCCACATTGCCGTTTCAGATGTACAAAAAGACTTCCACAGGGAGGGTACGTGAAAAGAACCATATAGTGTCTAGATTATTAGAAAAACGCCCTAATCCTTATCAGAGCCCTTTTAAGTTTAAGCATTTAATAGAGACTCATAGAAATTTATGGGGAAATGCTTATATTAACATCAGCTGGGGAGCGGATGGGAGACCGAAGGCGTTGTGGTTACTTAATCCATCAGTAACAGAACCTGTTGTTGATATTCCCACAAACACATTATGGTATCACACTGTTTTACCAAATGGAGAAAACGTAAAAATTGGGTATGGTGATATTATTCATCTAACCACCTTATCTACAGATGGGATAAAAGGAAAATCGCCTATTCAAGTAGTTAGGGAGACGATTGGTAGTTCACAGGCTTCTCAAAAATTTAAAGGGAAGTTTTTTAAGAACGGTGTATCAACTAATGGTTTTTTAAAGATTCCTGGAATGCTTAATCGAGATGCTAAGGAAGTTGTACGTGCCGAATGGGAAAATGCAAATACAGGTATTAACAACGCTCAACGAATCGCCATTCTTGATGCTGGACTTGATTATCAAAGTATATCCATGCCGTTAAAGGATGCTCAATTTGTAGAAAGTATGAAGTTTGATAAAACAGAGATTGCCACTTTTTATAATATTCCGTTGCATATGGTTAATGAATTGGAACGTGCTACACATTCTAACATTGAACAACAGGCGATTGATTTTATTCGAAATGTACTAAGTCCGATTTATACGCAATATCAAGAGGAATTCTCATACCAACTCTTTTCAGAAAAAGAGCAGTTAAGATACTACTTGAAATTTAATCTAGAAGCTCTACTTCGAGCGGACAAAAAGACTCAAGCAGAGTTCTATGCCATTATGCTAGACAAGGGTGTATTTAGCATCAATAAAGTGCTTGAGCTTGAGGATATGGATGGTATTGAGGGTGGAGATAAACACCGTGTGGACCTTAACCATGTGTCTCTCGATATTGCCGATGAGTACCAGCTTGCTAAGTCTGGATTGAAAGGAGGTGAGGGAAATGAAGAATAAGAAAAAGTCGCTTATGACGGTGAAAAACCTCACTTCATCATCAGCTGACCTTTATATTTACGGTGAAATAGTAAATAATACGGATTGGAAATGGGATGAATCAGATGTAATGCCAGAAGATGTATTAAATGCATTGAATCAGATTAATAATCTAAGCGAAGTTAATATATACATCAATAGTCCAGGAGGTTCTGTTTTTGCTGGTCTTGCTATTTACAACATGTTAAGTCGTAACAAGGCTAAGAAAATAGTTCATGTGGATGGCGTAGCGGCTTCTATTGCGTCTATTATTGCTTTGGCAGGGGATGAAATTAATATACCATCAAATGCCTTTATGATGATTCATAAACCACTTGTAGGAATGTATGGAAATGCTACCGACTTAAGAAAGGCTGCAGATGATTTAGATGCACTTGAAGAAGGTTTAATGAATGTTTATACAGAAAATCTTGTGGAAGGTGTAGAAGCTGATACTATCCGTGACATGCTTCAAAATGAAACGTGGCTAAATGGTAATGAAGTAGCTAAATACTTTAATGTAAAGGTTACAGAAGCCAAAAATTATGTTGCTTCTGCGGTGGATTATTTAAACAAATATGAAAAAACACCTAAAACACTTATCAGAAAAGAAGAAACACAAAAAAATGAAACTTTTGACAAAATAAAATTTCAAAACGAGCTGGACCTACTTGCATTGTAAGGTCTATTTTTTATGCTCAAAAATAGGAGGAAATTATGAAAACTTTATTCACTAACGCACTACTAGCATTAATGCTGAACAAAAATATTTTCACTGTACAAATGAATGGTGGAATGACTAAACGAGAGCAAGAGTTACGTCAATCTGTTTCCGATTTAAAAGATGAAGCAAAAGCATTGATGGATGATGGAAAGCACGAAGAAGCTCAGGCTAAATTGAAAGAAGCGAAAGCTGCTAAAACAGATCTTGACAATTTTCTTGCCTTACAAGTGGATTTTGAAAATTTAAGTGTTCCTGAGCCACAAAATAAAGCTGCTAAACTTCCTAAACAAACAAAAGAAGAAAAACCGGAATATAAAGCACTTTTCTTCAAAGCTTTGCGTGGTCAATCTTTATCTAGTGATGAATTGGATGTGATGGACCAATACAAGGCAAGAATTACTGCTGGAAATGGTGAAGATGGCGGCTATATTATTCCGGAGGATATCCAAACTCGAATTAATACGCTGCGACAATCATCTGATGATTTAAGACAATATGTTCAAGTAGTTCCTGTTTCTACTAACAAAGGGGCTCGCACATTAGAACGTCGTGCAGATCACACTCCTTTTGCTCCATTATCTGAATATGGTGATCCAAATGCTATGCAAGAAATTGCATCTCCTAAGTTCGATCGATTAACATACGCAATTGAGGATTACGCTGGATTCTTGCCAGTACCTAATACAGTGCTTGAAGATAATGACCAAGCGCTTGAAGAATACCTAATTCAATGGATTGGTAAAAAGTCAAAAGCAACTGACAACTATCTGATTCTGCAACAAATTGAAACATTAACTAAAAAAGATTTAGTTGACTATAAAGGAATTAAAACAACTCTAAATGTCACATTAGATCCATCGTTTGCGAATGAAGCAACTATTTATACAAACCAAGATGGTTTTAATTATCTTGACCAATTAGAAGATGGAAATGGTCGTCCATTGTTGCAACCAGATGCACAAAGCCCAACAACTAAACTTCTATTTGGTAGAAAAGTAGTAGTTTTATCTAATAAAACTATCGCAACCGATGAAGGAAAAGCACCATTTATTATTGGTCTATTAAGCGAAGCTATTGTCCTTTGGGACCGCAAGCAAATGTCATTAGATATGACTAAAGAAGGTGGTCAAGCATGGAGAACAAATACAACTGAATTCCGCGCAATCCAACGTGAAGATGTAACTAAATGGGACACGGAAGCTGTAGTTTATGGTCAAATTGACATTTCTACTACTCCTGATGTTATTCCAGAAGGGTAAGGTGAGAATTGATGAAAGCAAAAGCAAAAGTAAAAATTGAAAGATTCCGTGATAAGTATACAAAAAAGATCTATACAAAGGGTAACCTTTATGAAGGTACTTTAGAACGTATCGAAGAACTCCAAGCTAAGAAGTGGCTTGGAGATACAATTAAAACTAATTTGGACAAAGATAATCAATTACCTTCTTTGGATGGCACTGTGGAAGAAATCAAGGCTTCTGTAGATGCACTAAAAAAAGCAGATTATGAAGATTTAATCTCATTAGAAAAAGAAGGTAAGAACCGTAAGAGTCTTGTTGAGTTCCTAGAAGAACAATCTAAGCTTGCGGGATTAGCAGAAACACCAAGCGAGGACGAGTAATCGTCCTTTTTGAGGTGATAAGATGGAAATCGCTGAATTAAAAAGATATCTTCGAATGGATTATCCTATGGAGCCAGAGGAAGAACAGGATCTATTAGACTTTTATGATCAAGCAAAGATTTATATTAGAAACCAAGTTGGAAAGATTGATATAACGAACGTAGAAATGAAAAAACAATATGATCAAGCTTGTGCTATGTTAGTACAGCATTGGAATGATAACCGCGAATCTTTTCGTATTGGGAATGCTTCATACGAGATTCCATATTCCCTTGATAGCCTGGTGAGACAGCTGAAATATTGCTATGGCGGTGGTATTGAATGAATCCAGGAGACTTAGATCAGAAGTTAATATTCGAAATTCCTAGTGGTGGAAAAGATGCTGATGGTTTTCCTATCCTCGAACCATCCACATATACAACAGCATGGGGAGCTCTCAAAACATTAAAAGGGAGCTCTTTTTTTAGTTCTGCTAGAGAAAATTTGCAAAACAATCGAGTGTTTACAATACGCTATCAAAAAAGGTTGATGGAAGATGTGCGTCCTAGCGGCTTAAAAGTCCTGTGGAGAGGTATTTCTCATGATATTAAATCAATTGATAATGATGATGGTAAAAACTTCACTATGACTGTTATTTTGAAAGCGGTGAGTTAATGAAATTTGAGATGCATGGCTTATTAGAATTGATGGTCCAATTAGAAAGAACAGGCACAGAGATAGAGGAAGGTAAAAAAGAAGCGCTAGAAGCAGGCGGCAAAGTCTTGCAAGGAGAAGCGAAAAAAAACGTAAGAAAGCGTACTGGAAACCTAAAGGAACATATTGAATTGTCAGAAGTAGAAGATGACGACATTTTTGTTTATGTGGACAATCAAGGAAAAGCATATTATGGACATATGCTCGAATTTGGTACATCTAAAATGCCTGCAAAGCCATTTATGGCACCATCTTTAAATAAAAGTAAGATGAAAATTAACCAAGCAATGGCAGAAAAATTGCGTAATCGTTTGAGGGGAACATGATGAATCTTAATCAATTAATCTTAAATACTCTTAATGATGTCGGTTCTCCTGTTGATTTCATGAGTTATTCAGGTTCGGAAAGGACCTATATAACGTTTTTTGAGTATGACCAAGGCGCTGGATTAGAGGCTGACGATAAAGAACAAAGTATTGTTCATTATATTCAAATCGATATATATTCACCAGGCAATTTTTTATCTATAGTGAAAAAAGTCAAACAAAAAATGAAACTAGCTGGATTTAAAAAGAATTTTGAAACAGAAATGTATGAAAATGACACGAAGCTCTATCACAAGGTGCTTCGTTTTTATTTTATATCTGAAACGGAGGAATAAGGAATGGCAACAATCGGTTTAAAAGATATATATTTTGCACCAATTAAAGAGGATACAGAAGCAGGGACAACATACGACACTCCATTTAGAGTAGGTAAAGCAATTACAGCTAACGTCCAGCCACAGTTTAATACAGCTGATTTAAGAGCGGATGATGGAGTAGCAGAAACAGCAGAGGCTAGAGGTGTTACAACCGTGGCATTGAATACAGATGATTTAGTAGCTTTAGTTCAATCAAAACTGCTAGGTAAAAAGATTAATAGTGATGGAGTTTTAATGGACAGTGAGGATGATCGTCCTCCTTATGGAGCATTGATGTTTAGGTCAGAAAAAGCAAATGGAGCTTATCGGTACACAGTCCTTTATAAAGGGAAATTCACTCCGCCTGAAACTAATTATGAAACTAAGCAAGAAACACCAACTTTCCAAACGCCAACTATTAATGGTCGTTTTTTACGTAGAGCATCTGATAATCAAATTGGTGGACAAGTTGATGAAGATGATCCAGCAATTGATCCAACTATAATCGATAATTGGTTTAAGTCTGTGTACGAAGAAACACCGGAGGGTTAATCGATGAAAATTATTTTTAAAAACATAAGTAATACTGACGGAAAAATAAAAGTTGAGGAAAGAGTTTTTACTATTCCTCATGCAAGTGGTAAACATTATCGCCAACTATTGAAGTTCGATGAAACAATTGACTACTCCAACTTAGGTGTAGAGGAACACGATGAGTTAGTTGGTTTTGTTTGTGACGTATTCCAAAATCAATTTACAATTGATGAGTTTTACGAAGGTATTCCTGCTCATGAAACGGTCGGGACCTTAATTAATGTGTTTGCATTTGTTCGAACTGGAAAAACTCCTGAACAATTAAATGCAGAACAAGAGGGAGAAAAGGAAAAAAACGCCTAACACCTGATGAGTTATTTGCTCGTCAGGTTAAAAATGCAAAAAAGGAAATGACTAATGTTAAAAAGTTATACAAATCTTTATTAAAAAGTGGATGGACTCTCAATCAGATAGATGAGATGGACATCCATTTTTATTTTGAACTTGGAAATTCAGATCAAAAGAAGGTCTATATCGATGAAATCAAATTATTCTAGGAGGTGGCGGTTATGGAAGTAGGAGCATTAAGCACAAGAATATCACTTGATTCCGCACAGTTTCAGCAAGGGATGGCTGGTATAAATCGGCAGCTGAAAGCTTTACAACACGAACAGAAAGCCGTCACCTCATCAGGGACTGGCTTTGCTCGTGGTGTGAATGAATTAAGGGCTAAGTCAGATGTGTTAAATCGTACTTTAAGAGTCCAGCAGGCACAAGTACAAGAATTAGCAAGAAGATACGAAGCTAGCAAAAGGGCAACTGGTGAAAATTCTAGAGAAACTCAAAATGCTCAAATTGCATACCAACGAGCGGTAGCGGACATGCGAAGAACAGAATCTGCATTACAAGGTGTTACAGCTGAAATAGAGCGCCAATCAAATCCTTGGAATACACTGAGTCGTAACATGAGCAATACTGGGGAACGTCTCAAACAAGCAGGAAAAGGAATGAGTGATTTTGGTCAAGCGTACAGCACAAGAGTAACCGCACCTATTGTTGCTAGCGGCGTGGCAATGTTTAAGGCAGCATCTGATTATGAATCCGCATTTGCAGGTGTTAGGAAAACAGTTGATGCTACTGAGAAAGAATTCTCTCAACTTTCGAGTGGAATTAGAAATATGGCGAAAGAAATCCCTGTTGCAGCAACTGAGATTGCGGCAATTGCTGAGTCAGCGGGACAACTTGGTATTCAAACAGAAAATATCATGGGCTTTACTCGCGTTATGGCTGATTTAAGTGTAGCTACCAATATGACTAGCGAGCAGGCTGCTACTGATTTGGCTCGTCTTGCAAATATTACCCAAATGCCTCAAAAGGAATTCGATCGTTTAGGCTCATCTATTGTTGCACTAGGTAATAACTTTGCCACAACTGAATCAGAAATTGTCTCCATGGCTCTTAGATTGGCTGGTCAAGGTGCACAAATTGGTTTGACAGAGGCACAAATTAATGCCCTTGCAACTGCGATGTCATCTGTTGGGATTGAAGCAGAAGCTGGTGGTACTGCGATGTCTACCGTTTTAAAGAAAATGCAAACAGCTGTAATGGATAACGGAAAAATGCTAGGAGAATTCGCTAAGGCAGCTGGTGTATCTGCAAAAGACTTTGCTGACCAATGGAATAAAGAGCCTATTGAGGCATTAGATACTTTTATTAAGGGCTTAGCAAAATCTTCAAAAGAGGGAGAGAACTTAGCGGAAATTTTAGGGTATTTAGGTATAAAGGGCATACGTGAACAAGATACGTTGTTACGTTTATCAGGAGCATCTGATGTCCTTACAAATGCGGTGAAAATATCTAGTGATGCTTGGAAAGAAAATAACGCGTTGACTAAAGAAGCTGAAACTAGATACGGAACAACGGAAAGTCAATTAGTCATTCTGTGGAATCGTATTAAAGATGTTGCAATTACTACTGGGAATGCTTTAGTTCCTGCTGTGATGGATGCTATCGATGCGGCAGAGCCATTTATTAAACAAATAGAATCAGGAGCCAAGAAATTTAGTGAATTAGACGAAGAACAACAAAGGACAATTTTGAAAATGATTGGATTAGTTGCAGCTGTGGGTCCAGCTACTTTTGCTCTTGGTCAGTTAACTATTGGCATTGGTGGCGTTCTAAAAATAGGTGGCTCTTTAGTTAATCTATTTGGAAGAAGTGGAGGAACGGGGCTCTTAGGGAAAATCGGAATGTTAGCCCCAATGGCTACATCTCCAGTAGGGTTAGCGATAGCGGGTGCTGGGGCCCTAGCTCTAGGTATATATGCAGTTTCAGAAGCGAGTAAGAATAGTACCCAAAGAATCGCTGAATCAATTGAGTCTCGACAAAAGGAAATAGACTCAACGGATAAGTTGATCGCACAGTATGAAAAGTTACAGAAGAAGAATCAACTATCTACAGATGAAGTCTTGCGGTACATGGATATTGTGGATGAGCTAAAAAACACAAAAGGTGAAGATGCCATAAAAGCATTGACTGATGAACAAGCAAAACTTCTTGAGAAGTCCGGGTTAACCAATAAAGAAATGGAAGAATTCTTAGGACTAAACGATAAGATTATTGAAAAGTCTCCATCTGCAGCCAAGGCTATTTCCGAACAAGGTAACGCCTATGCAGATACTTTAGATGAACTTAAAAAGTTAACTAACATGGAACGTCAACGCTTGACGGATCAAACTTATGATGCCATTACGAATGAAATGTCAAAACAAGAAAAAAATCTTAAAAGGCAAGTCGATCTTCAAAAGGAAATAGAGGAGAAAGAAAAATACAGAACAGAAGTTCAAAAAGAAATTCTTTCAAACGGAAAGAGAAATCGCGAAATTGACTTAGAACTTGTAGATTTACGTGGTAAGTTAGTCAACGCAAACATTGAAGAACGTCAAGAGATTGATAATAAGATTAAGATTTTAGAAAATGAAAAAAGCCAATTAAATACACAAAACAACTTACACCAGGATACTATCGATCGTATTGAAACCCAAATCAAAAAGAAGGAAAAGTCTCTTGAAGAAACCAATAAAGAACTGAAAGCATTTGATGGATTACTTGCAGATTATGCACAGCAAGTCTTATATGAACAAGGTATTGTGTCGGAAAAGGGAAAGGCTAATGAGGCGTTAAAGCAACAACAGAAAGAAGTAGATACAGCAAGAGCAAAGGTACAAGAGTTATTCAAGAACCAAAAAATATCTTCTTCTGAATATAAAGAACAGAATAAAAAACTTGATGAACAGCAAAGAAAAATTGATGTTGCTAAACAAAAGTTAGCCCAAATGAATAAGGTTGCTGGTAAAACTGTTTATAAAGATGTAGATGTGAAAGTAAATCCAACAATCCAAACTATAAATAAAGAATTATCTGAGGGTGTATTTAAAAAGATTAATATAAAAACCAACTTAGATAATAATTATAGACGATTATCAGATCCGACTTCTAAAACACTTAATATTAAAACATCCGGGGGAGGGCATTATGTTGAACCTACATATGCTACTGGTACAGATCACCACCCGGGAGGACCATTTATTGCTGGTGAGGAAGGATTCGAGCTTGGGCGTATGGGGAATCGCTGGGAATGGTTAGAATTCGGACGATATAACAAGCCAGCTGGTTATGAAGTATTTACGCATGGTGAGTCTAGAAAGATAATTCAAGCATTAAATAACATGCCTGCATATGCGAGTGGAGCAAGGCCGACAAATGAAGTTAATCGCGTGGTTAGCCAGTTAAATAATCAGCCAGTCGATAGTTCTCAAACTGTTAGTTTACTAACTAGGATAGCTGTTGCCATTGAGTCAGGACAAAGTATACAAATAGGTGGAAAAGAAATAGCGAAGGTAACAGCAAAAGACACAGATAAGTTTTTGAATGGAATTTCTGATAGAAGAAAAGCAGCGTGGGGTGGTTAAATGAGGGCATCAAAATTAAAGATTAATGGTGTCTATACGGATGAATATAAGGTGAAACCGAAAAATCGTATTGAAGTACCTACTCCTGAACAAGACACAGAACAAATTCTGATAAAAGGACGTCATGGTAGCTTAACGAAAAAATATGGTTTTAAAGATATCCCCTTACCAGTGCATTTTACTATCCATCAAGATTCATTCAAAAAAACTTTTCGTAAAGCGAAAATGTATCTATTCAACGCAAAAACACTTGTTTTTGATGATGATAACGAAGTGCATTATAAGGTGAAAAGTGTTCAAATAGAAACTGCAGAAAATCTGGTTGAAAGGTTCGGAGAATTTACTGTCATATTTACATTGGATCCATTTCAATATGAAACTAACCCTATTCAAACGATTACGAGCCCAACTACTTTAAACAACCAAGGATATGAAGCAGAGCCATATATCAAGTGTTATATAAGTGGAACAGGGAAAATTTATGTTGGAGAACAGGTAATAACGATAAAAAATGTAAATGGAACAATCGAAATAGATAGTGAAATGATGAATGCTTATAGAAATGAAAGTGGATTAATCACCAATCTGAACGACAAAATGATTGGTGATTTTCCTGTTTTGGTGGAAGGTAATAATCGCATTAGTTTTGATGGAGATATAACTAAGCTTGAAATTAACCCTAGATGGAGGTGGATCTAATGTTTCCGAAACTTTATGAAGCTAATGAGACATCTTTCATCCACAATGGGTTAGGTGTCTTAAAAGATGCTATAAGCGTGAAAGCTACAGAAGAACTAAATGGTTTATTTGAGTTAGAAATCGAATACGATTCGGAAGGTTTTCTTATCGATGAAATAGATTATGAAATGATTGTTAAAGCAAAAGTTAATGATAAGCAAGATGAACAATTGTTCCGTATTTATGGATTCGATAAGAGCTTTCAAAACGATAATATTTTGATACATTGTCAGCATATTACATATGATGCAGCTGGCAACTTTGTAGAAGAATTAGAGTTAAATAATGTCACAACAGAAGAAGCTATGCAAAAGCTTCAAGAAAAACTCGCATATCCTTCAAAAATTACGTTTTCTAGTCCTAATTATACTACTAGATCAAGCACGAAGTTATATCGTACTAATCCACTGCAAATGGTGGCTGGGATGGATGGATCTATTTTAGATAATTGGGGTGGTGAAATTGAGCGTGATAACTTCCGCCTTGTAATGCACGCTAGACGTGGAAAAGATGATGGAGTACTCATAGCATATAAAAAGAATTTAACAGGCTTAGAAGCGAAATTTGATATGTCTAATGTAGTAACAAGAATCTTTCCTTTTGTAATCAAAGATGATGTGCTTATCACAATTCCAAATAAGTATATTGATAGTCCAAATATTAACGCTTATGAATATATCAAAATTGAACCAGTTGACTTTTCCGGGGATGAAAATATAACGGATTCCACAAGCCTATATAATGCTTCGAAAAACTATTTTAATAGTGGTGGAAAAGATTTACCGACTGTTACTATGGATGTTGAATTTGAGCCTTTGTGGGATACAGAAGAGTATAAAGATTTAGCAGTCTTAGAATTAGTTGGGATGGGCGATACTGTCACAGTCCGTCATACTAAGATGGGGATTGATGTAACCGCGAAAGTAAATCGCATTGAATATGATGTTATTGCACAGAAAAATAGCGCAGTAGGTATCGGAAGTGTACAGGCTGGTTTAACAGACAAAGTGAATAAATCAACCAATATGGAAAATGCGGTAAAACAAGCTCTCAATGCAGCAAATCAAGCAATTGTTTCTGCTAATGGAAAAAACAATACTTATTTTGGCCCTAATGAACCTGTCGGGTCTTTCTTAGAGGGTGATTTATGGTTCAAGTTAGTTGATGATGATTTCACTCAAACCTATCGATTCGATGGGATTCAATGGCAACTAATTGTGGACATGGATGTTAATGCGGCAAAAAAAGAAGCTGCAGAAGCTACAGAACGAGCGGAAGATGCTTTTAACAGAGCTAACGAAGCAACCGAAAATGCACAAAAAGCTATTGATGAAGCACAAGAATCTTTTGATAAAGCGCAAGATGCATTAGATACGGCAAGTGCTGTTAATAGTATTGCAGTTGATGCGGTAAATGTCGCTAATACAGCTAAACAAAACGCTCAAAATGCTTTAAATAAAGCTAGTTTGTTAGAGTCCGAAGTGGATTTAATAAGTGAGGATTTGGCAGAAGCAGGCGGCAAGATAACAACCATCGAACAAAATATCAATACCATTACTGGAGAATTATCTTTAACTGTACGAACATTGTCCGATTTAGACGGAGTTGTGTCAGAACAACAAACAGCCATTACTGCATTAGATGAAAAAATAGAGTTAAGAGCGACCAAGACAAGTGTAGACACACTCACGGGACGAGTTTCAGACACAGAAAGTAGCATTAAGGCAATATCTGGACAAATATCGCTTATGGCTAAAGCGGAGGACGTGTACACAAAAAAACAAATGGATGATGCGCTAGACGATAAATTGGAAATCTCCACTTATACTAGCAAAATGTCTCAAATTGATTTATCGATAAATGGTATAACGAACCGAGTTTCATCCACAGAATCAAGTATTAATTCTATTAATAGCAATATAGCTAGTCTTGATATTAAGGCAGATAGTATAGTTTCTAGTGTAGCTGGTATATTGTCAAACTCTAATAATTTGATACCCGATCCAAGTTTTGAAAATGAAGCTTGGGACTTACCATCTAATTGCTCTTTTGTTGAATCAGATTTACACGAAGGAACAAAATGTTTAAAGGTAACAAAGGGTAATGGGTATTATACACCAAAAAATCTTGCGTTAAAGTACCCTGTTTCAAAAGGAACTACACTAAAGCTTTCTTGGTGGGTAAAGATGGAATCTGGTACTACATTTGATACAGGCAACTTTAAGATTCGAATTGCAAGGATAGATGGAAGTTTAATTTCAGATTTACAGTTAGGTGGCGTGTTTACTAGTTGGACAAAGAGAGAACGTACTATAACTCTTCCATCAGATGTAACTGGTATATCGATTACTTTCCCTGTCTCAGTTAATGAAGGTACTGTTTATGTTGATGATATAAATGTGTCTGACGCTACAAATGAAATAGCAATTCAAACTCAATTCAGTACAATCGAACAAACAGTTAGCGGTATTACAACAAGGGTTGGTACTTCAGAAGGGAATATAAGTTCTTTACAACAAACTGCAAGCAGTTTAGCAAGCAGAATAACAAATACAGAAGGAAATATTTCTTCTATATCTCAAACACTAAGCGGCGTTCAAACTACGGTTTCAAATAAAGCTGATAAATCAACCGTTACCCAATTAGCTACTGTTGTAGATACAAAGATTAGCACGACGGATGCTAATAATAAATTTGCTACACAAAGTCAGTTGACTCAAACTAGTAACAGTTTAACAAGTAAAATATCTAGTGTTCAAATCAATCTAGATAATTTGGAGATAGGTGGTAGAAACCTAGTTAAAAACACATCCAAAGAGTTTAAGACTGTTACATTTGGAGGTTGGGATTATTACTTTCCTGAAAGAGTTATGGATTGGGAAAAGGGAATGACATTGACTGGTCGTATCTATCTTAAACTTACTAATCAAGAAGCTTCTATAATGCTTCATGTTAGGTATACCAATGGGACTTATACTCAATATAGAGGTTCGATTATAAAACCCAATCAAGAAGGCTATTCGGTTGTAACTGCAACAATCCAAAATAGGGATGATATTAGTCATATAGAGTATTCTATTCGACATAGTTCAGCTACTACACCTAGTGATACTGTCCAATATAAAGAAGCAAAAGTCGAGAAAGGAAATAAACCTACCGATTGGTCACCAGCTCCGGAGGATATGGCAACCGTATCTCAAATTTCTCAATTATCTGATGCTATTAATCTAAGGGTCACAAAAAACGATGTAGTTAATCAGATAAATCTTGATACATCTGGAATCCTTATTCAAGGTAAGAAATTAGTACTCGATGGAAATGTCACAGTCAACGGAACCTTTAAAGTAGGAAACGGTAATATCACTAACTTAGATGCAGGGAAAGTAACTACAGGGACACTGGATGCCGCGAAAGTAAGTGTTGTAAATCTTAATGCCAGCAACATTAAAACAGGAACATTAAGCGGCGTTAGGATTATATCAACAGCAAGCGGAGATACAACAGAGATCACAGGAGGGAATATCTCTTCAACAGGTTCATTTAATAGAATATTTGGTGCGTCAAGCGTTGCGACGTATGTATCCACAATGGATAGTTATAATGGTGTGGTTCGTGTAGGGATTACTAGCAAAAAATCAAATGGCGTGGAAAGGGTAGATTCTGCGGGTGGTAGAGCAACTATGCTTACCGATAAAGGGATTACGACCCAAAGGGCGATTCATTCGGGAACATCTGATAAAAATGGTGCTAGATTTATTGACTTTTTCGCTGATGAAACATTAACTTCTGGTGTGCAAGGTTTGGGTATGCACATATTCTCGGGACAGAGCATGAGGATTGAAGCGACCCAAGGAATCACATTAACTCGTGCTGGAAATAGTGATAATGTATTATTCGTTGATGGTGATATGAGGGCAAGACAAGCGCTTGTTAATACTATTCAATACAATAACGATTTTAGCGGCGTGAATATCTATATTAAGCCTAGTGCAACTGGTGAAGTAAGATTTACAGCTGCAAACACCATGGATAATTATGTTGATATAAGAGCAAGACAAGTATTCTCAAACACCCTTCAAAATAACAATGGTGTTGATGGCGGAAATATGTATATTAAACCTGCTGCAAATGGAGAATTAAGAGTAACATTGGAAAACACAACATCTACTTATATAGATTTAAGAGCAAGACAATTGTTCGCTAATACTTTGCAAAGAAATAGTGGAGCCAGCGGTATAAATATTTATATAAAGCCTGCTGGCGGCGGAGAAGTGAGAGCAACAGTAGAAAATACAACAGATAGCTATGTTCCTGTGCGAGCGTCTGGTTTTCCCACTGCTTCCCTTGCTAAATATAAGCAGGATATTAGACCACATACTGATAGTGCGTTAGATGTTATCAATAGTGCCACGATTTACGATTATCGATTACGTTCCGAGGTAGAAGTTGGGAAGGATAGAATCAGAACTGGTCTGGTAATTGGAGAAAACTATAACACTCCATCATGCGTTATCGATGGAGATGGGGTTGAACAGTACATGATGAGCAGTTTAGCATGGCTAGGTATTCAAGAAGTAGATGAAAAAATCGAAGTACTTGAACGAAAATATATAACTTTAGAAGTAGAAAACTTTGCCTTAAAGCGAAGAGTAGTAGAGTTAGAAAATGCTGTTTATGCAGCATAAAAAATTAGAAGAAAAGCTGATCAATTTAATATGGTCAGCTTTTTAAATTGGAGGAAAAACACATGAAAATAGCAATTGAAAATGGAAGAATTGTTGGTTGTATTGCAGTTTTAGAGAAATTACAGATTAAGGGTCTTAAATCAATACATCGCACCAGATTAGCCAATAAATTATTGGAACATTTAAAGCAAGTTTCAGAAGAGGAAGTTCAATTAAAACAAGATCATAGTAAAAAAGATGAACAGGGAAAAGCAATTATTAAAGAAGGAAAATACGATGTAGAGGATATAGATGCTCTAAAGGAAGATTTAGAAAAACTATTCAAAGAAAAGGTGATAATTGAGGGGGGGGATTCACCAGTATTCCTAAAATCTGTTAAACAATCGCTAGAAGAGTCAGAGGTTGAGTGGGTAGGAAAAGAATCGTATGATTATGCTTATTTATACGAAGCTTTTGAGAACAGTGAAAATCCAAAGGAGGAAAATAAATAATGATTACAATTGAAGTGACAAGCGTAAATATTGCATACAACAAAGGAACAATCAGTGGGGTTAATGTAAACTTTTTTGCAACACATGAGCACCAAACAATCAATTTAAATGGATATATTCCTTTAACATTCGAGGAATACACTCCAATCGCGAATGACATCAGTGGCTTGCAAACTAAAGTCAAAGAAAAGGTAATCGAATCAATTGTAGGAACAGAAGCCGAATAGGCTTTTTTTATTTTGCTTTGAAAGGGAGAGAAATATGGAAAAACAACATTGGTTAAGTTTTGTGATTGGGGTTATTGGAGGTATTTGGTCAGTAATGGTTGGAAGCTTTGGTCTAGCGGTGTCAGTGCTGTTGGTAGTCATGCTTGCCGATTATGTGACCGGAATATTTTGTGCATTTGTAAATAAAGAATTAAATAGCGCAAAGGGGACAAGAGGCTTTATAAAAAAGTTGATTGTCCTTATTTTAATTGGTCTATTATATCTTATTGAAATATCTTTGAACGGAACTGCAGCAGGTGGAGAAGGAGCAGCGTGGGCGTACATTGCAATTGAATTTATCAGCATTACTGAAAATGCTGGAAAGATTGGAGTTCCACTAGGGCCGTTGGGCAATATCATTGCAGTACTTAAAGAAAAAGTAAACGGAGGGAAAGAGTAGCTTAGCAGCTGCTCTTTTTGCTTTTAATAAAAAAATGGAGGGTGAAGGATAATGACTGAAATTAAAAAAGTTTTACTAACAAAAAATGATTGTTATAAAGCAGGAAGAAAAATTACGCCAAAAGGTATTATGGTTCACAGTACTGGTGCAAACAATCCTAGAATCAGTCGCTACGTTCAGCCAGATGATGGCATTATCGGTAAAAATTCAAACGCTAATGATTGGAACAGAAGCGGGATAGAAAAAGCAGTTCATGCTTTCATTGGAAAAGATAAAAACGGTACTGTAAGAATTTATCAAACACTACCTTGGAATTATAGAGGATGGCATGCAGGAGGGAAAGCCAACGATACTCATATTAGCTTCGAAATTTGCGAAGATGGATTAAACGATAAAACCTATTTCGATGCAGTTTACAAAGCTGCAGTAGATTTATGTGTAATGTTATGTAAAGAATATAAATTAGATGAAAAAGATATTATTTGCCATTGTGAAGGTTATAAAAAAGGCGTGGCTAGTAACCACGCAGATGTTATGCATTGGTTCCCTAAACACGGGAAGTCAATGGATACTTTACGAGCAGATGTAAAGAAAAAACTGAATGCCAAATCTGCCGCAGTTGCAAAACCAAAAGTTAAAAATCCATCCATCGTATACGAAGCGCATGTACAAGGAATTGGTTGGCAAGGTAAGAAAAAGGATGGACAAACAGCTGGAACAACTGGAAAATCCAAGAGATTAGAAGCATTGACAGTTAAATTAGAAAATACTACTGCAGAACTGGAAATGGAAGGACATGTACAAAGAATTGGTTGGACCAATCTTAGAACAGATGGAGAAGTAATTGGAACCATCGGAGAGAGTTTACGTTTAGAAGCAGTTAAAATAAAAGCAAAAGGTTTAAATATTCAATATAGAGTTCACGTAGAAAAAGACGGTTGGACAGCATGGAAGAAAAATGGAGCAGTTGCTGGAACAACAGGTCAAAGTAAACGCATCGAAGCAATTCAAATTAAAATTGCATAA